AATGTCTGCTCCCTCCTTCCATTGGACGAAGAAGGTGTCGATGCTTTGCTGCGGCTGTGGCTGTGCCTTTCGAATGTCTCCACCACCGAGCATAATCAGGCTTGCGAGAATCGATAGAATTGCTTTCATGTTATGTCTCCATTGCTTGATACGAATCAATCAAACCGTGCAGTTCATGAAATCTTATGAATTGCCATCCGACGAATGTATTTAACCAGTCTCGGGGGCATAAACACTAATATGCCTATTGAAGGGAACAGTAAAAGGCAATTTATTACTTCCATCTCATATGCGGTGGGAGAGGAAATTGCCGCCACTCCCCTGTCTTTCATGTTGGCAAAAGAAACAAAAAGATTGAAAGAAGCCGGTTGGTCTGACATCATGCTGTCCATACGGCACGATGGAAAGAACATGAATGTGAGATATACAGGAATAAGGAGTTGATATCATGCCACGAAGAAATGCAAATGCAAGACCAAAGCAGCCAAAGAAACCGTCTAGCCCTGCCAAGCCATCCGACCGCAGGACAAGATCATCGGTGAAGTCTCCAAGACCGCCGATGCCACCAAGCAGCCCAAGACCTTAAAGTTTTTCGACTCTGAATGAGTCATAGACAAAATTTACGGTTGCGGTAAGCACCGTTGGTTCTGTCTCTGCACTTGAAAGCGTGAATCCTGATATCTGTGTCGGTATCAGATTTGAGAATGTGAACAGCATGATGGGATTCTTCTTGTTGTTCAGCATGAACAACTTTCCATGATTCACATTGCCACGATACTCGGGCACGATCTCTTTGAAGTCTCGGTAGGGAACTCCCGACCGCATCCAACGAACCATCTCCATGTAGTTCGAAAAGTCCTCGCTGACAATAAACCTCAATGACATGTCAGTTGATGCCCTGCCGCCGGGAAACTTGATGTCATTCGCGGCAAACATATGATTGTATATCGATGGGTTCGATGTGAAAGATGGGGTGTTGACGGATGTGCAGAAGTAAGTAACACCGGGAACCTTTTCACACACAAATCTATAATTCGTGCTTGAAGCAAGATTCATGTTCATCGGATTGTTCTTCAATGCACCAAGGTCATCAAAAGAAGGCATCCAATTTCTTGTATCAGGACTGGTCATTTCATGGTTCCTTGATATCGTATGATGTGAATTGGAATGTCGCATCAACCGTAATGTATGGTGCATCCGCAACCGAAGAATTCATCGGCAAGGCACCCAATCCCGTAATCATCAAACCATCGAAGAGAACCCTGGCCACAGGATATCTCTTGTTGTTGAGTATGAGGAGTTGTCCGCTGTCTGTGATGATGTTCAGCATCCTTGCCTGCGAATTGTCCTTAAAGAATCCATAGTAGTTCAGGCTCTTGGTGAACCAATCGGACATTTCAAACCAGTTGCTGAAATCCTCGTTTACCACGAACTTGACCAACAAGTCCCCATGGTCGATTTTGTTGCCAAAGAACTTCAATGATGGAGCAAATGGAACAGGAACTTTTACTGGTTCCATGGTCAATGCAGGAAACGATACCTCGGTGCAGAAGAACACTCCCGACCTTACCTTTGGAATCATCAGCCTGTAGTTAGTGCTGTATGCAGGATTGGTATTGTCGGGTTGCCTGTTCAGGGCACCGTAAATGATGTCATCCGGCAATTTGGGCGGGTCAATCATTTAAGAGTATTTAGAAAAGAAATGGAGCCATGGGAATTTCTCCCCATGGCTCCTGTTTTTGTGAGTTTGTCTACGCCGATCAGAAGAGGTTTGTGACCTTTACGATGCGGTAGTAGATGTTCTTGCGACGAGCATCAGACGAGTATGGATCCGAAACGGTTGTGCCGTTCTTGATCGTTGCGAACGGATTGTTGACCAAGCCGTAGCGGGTCTTGAATCCGATCTTCGGCTGGAAGGTGTTCTCACCCACAGCACGAACCATCTGTAGCGGAACATATGGGCAGTAGAACATACCAGCGTCATATGCGCTCGATCCCTTATAGCCTGCCATGAAGAAATCATGGCTGGATGTCATGGACGAATAGGGATCGATGTAGACACGCAACTTGCCGTTGAGGACACCGGCGAATGTATTGCCTGTGTCATCAACATTGAGGTTGGTGCTGAGGGCGGGGGCGTAGTCAAGAACGCCTGCCATCGACAGAGCCGAAGCGACATCGGACGAGCAGAGGATGAAGTTACCCTTGCCGCGACGAGTCTCCTTGGCGATCTGATTGCACTCACGCTCAATCTGGAAGAGCAGTCCCTTGAACTTCTCAACGCTCCAACGACCGTTGGAATCGACATTGAGATCGAACACACCCTGAGTCTGGGTTGTGCCGCTCTTTGCACCCAACTTGGCGTTTGCGTAGATCACACGCACAACTTCGCGGTTGATCTCAGCCAGAATCTCGCTCGAAAGGATGTTGGCGAGTTCAGTCTCGGCATCAAGACCGTGAATTGCCTTCAGGTCTTGAGCGAGTTCCATCGAATACTCAGCCTTGAGGGCACGGGTCTTTGCCTCAACGCTTGTCTTTTCGATGCTGAATGCCATCTCCGGGAACGGATTGTTGGTGGCATTTCCTAGACGCTCACCCTCAAGGGTTCCACGGGCGGCTGTTCCAAGAACACCGCTCGGAGTGCCAAGACCATTGACCGGATCAACACCTGCCTGCTCAAAGGGATCGGTGTTGTAGACACCCTGTGCTGTTGCACCGGTGCTGCCGAGTCCGCTGAAGGCGGTATCGGCTTCCTGATAAAGAGCCTCAGCACCTGTCTGGTTCTGATAGCGGCTACGCATTGCAAAGATAAGCCCGGTTGGGCCGCTCATTGGCTGAACGCCGCAGAGATCATATGCAATGAGATTCGGCATGGCACGACGAACGAGGCTGATTAGGATTGGATCCCAACGAGCGACATTGCTTGTGCTTGGGCCGTCAAGGTTGGACGAGAAGTTCGTTGTCTCCTTGAGGTGCTGCTCTTGGTTCTCCAAGAGCATGGTGGTGACTACCTTGCGGTAGTTGTCCTTGATAGCCGGAAGATCCGAATGCTCAAGGATGGGTTGCCACTTCTTCTGAAGTGCTTCTGAAATGGTGAGTTCCATCTGTTTCTCCTAATTGAGTGTTTAGTTAAAGGTTGAACTGATTGTTATTATTTAGATTTGATGACAATTACCTCTTGGTGATGCGACGAAGAGTTTCTGCATATGTCTTCATCGACTCACTCAAGTTCTCGACTTGCCCACCAATAGGTGTCTCGTCAATGCTCTCTTCGGCAGTCGCAGCAGCCTCTTCCGTAAGGACTGGCTTCTTGCCGCTGAAGTAGGACTCCTTGATGATCTCCAACTTATTGCGGACATCATCCTCTTCGCCCTCTAGCGTTACCCCTTCTGCAAGAGAACGGAAACGCTCCTTCTGTGTAACGGTCAAGTCTTCTGCCATCTCGTTGATGATGTTTTCACGCTGGAAAGAACGAACTTCCTCAACCAACTTGACATTCTTCATGATCTCTTCATCAAGACGAGCCTTCAACTGCTCGGCAGTCTCTGCCATCTTGTCTGCCAAGTCAACCTTGGACTCAGGAACCATGATATCATGCTCTACGAACAGGTTGCGAAGACCTTCCATGAATTCTTCTGCGACTTCTGTGCGAATGCCCTTCTCAACGGAGAGGCGGTTCTCTTCCAACCATTCTTCGATGACATACGAAAGATACGAATCAAGTTGCTCGGTGAGAGCCTTCTTGTTCTCTTCGATTGTCTCGTTGAGGCGATTGTTGTATTCCTCTTCCAACTGAGTGCGAATCTCTTCGACTCGCTCATTGATAGCGGCTTCGAAGATGGTTGCAGCCTTGGTCTTGAAGTCCTCGGAGAGTTTTTCTCCGTCGAACATGGCAGTCATGTGGACATCGATGTCCTCACGCATAGCCTTCTTGGACTTGACGCTGGCATTCAACTTTGCCTTGGAGTCACCACCGGGAAGACCAGTATCGACTGGCTCTGCCATGACTGCACCCTTGCCGGTGCCATCCTTGTAGAGTCCTGCCGTCTTGCCCTTTCCGGCACCGGCGGGAGAAGCATTAACAGCCTTTTCTTCGGTTGCCAATTCTTCTTCCTCCTCTTCCTCTTCTTCGGTCTTCATTCCCTTCTTCTTGTTGAGGTTCTTCATCTGCTTTGCCTTTGCGGGTGCAGCCTCTGATGCCTCTTCGAGGGAATCGGTGTCTTCTGCTCCGACTTCTTCCTCGTCAAGAATGACTTCTTCGATTTCCTCGTTCTCGTAATCCATGGGGTTCTCCTTGGTATTGGTTATTTATGTAGTTAGAAAGGTTTGGTTATAGTTTGTTGATGAAAGTTTGGAAAGCCTTGGTCATTTCTTCCTCAAGTTTCCGAGAAGAAGTCTTTCGAATGTTTTCCCGAATCTCATCAATTTCTCTTGCAACAAGCAGACCGTTTTCGTAAATCCATTCTTTTCCTTCCATGACTCCACGCACAAATGCATCAGGAGCCGATGGGTCTGCTACGATGTCGGCGGCTGTCGAAAGACGGAAATCGTCCTTGACATAATTTGCGCCATTCTTTTCCTCAAGAGAACCAACGCCACGGGACGAAACTCCAAGTTTCGCACCTTCGTCCATCAGGTTCTTTACAATCTTTCCGTATGGGGTATCCATGATCTTGGCTTTGCCATAGAAGTTCTTGCCATCGGGAGCCAATTCCACGATCATGTGGGATACTCTCTCCAAATTGATGGTAGGCCCTTCAGGGTGTCCCAACTCACCGAATGCTCTCTTTTGCTCCACGAACTCCTTGCGATACTGATTCACCTTGTCCTTGAGCATCTTGAACTCATATACACGACCATTGCGGTTCTTGATGTCTCCCTGCAAGAAAGTGCCTTCGATGAAATAACTCTTTCCACCGCCGGATTCCTCGGTGAGGATTTCGATGTTTTCGTTTACTTCGCAAATCAGTTTCATGGATGTCTCCTATGTGTTTATTTAGACTTTGAAATTAGAGGACTACTTCCACGATGACTGTTCCAGCGCCTGCACCAATATCCAATGTCCCATCAGGTGTTGCGGGTCGCAGGGTGAATCTTTCAAAGTTGTATTCCCCAACTCCCTTCCCTGTAAACAATGTTTCTCCTGCCATACCAACGGTAAAGTCTGCGCTTCCAGAAACAATTTTTGAAATTGATGCAGAACCTGTGGTGATGCCAGAGCCTTCACCCATGATTTGACCATCTGTGGTTCCGTAGTCGCAGAACGCACTTGCGGTCACGCCGATGTCATTGTTTGTTCCTGTCGCAAGGAACACGATTCTCTTGTTTGTCTTGACAATTTGTCTTACTGGCATTTTATTCCTTTTCGTTTCCTTTGGCGAAATTAATCGCATTACGATATGA